ACTCCAGACGAGCTACACACCCAGATGACCAGTATTCATAACCAAGTTGACGGGCCCAGATACGGGTGTTAAATTTGACTGGAACAGTCCCGTCTGAGGTAGATCCAGGTGCTGACCAACAATAGTCTACTGTCGGAAGCGTCGTAGTCGGTATATGATTTTGCGTCGATATAGGGTCTATAATTTTAGACGTAGTCCCAAAAACAATACATTTCTTAGGTCCATCAGGAGTCATAAAAGTCGAAGTCGGTAAAGTCAAATGGGGAAACGCCTCCAGATCAATTCCGGATGCAATATCATCATATATTACATCGTTCACCACTTCCTGGCTCTGTGCTACTTTATGAGGCACTTTCGCACTTACGGGGGCGCTGAAGGATGAATCCCTTAGGGCGTCTTGGATTAGACTTGCCATTATTATCTATCAGTCTCGTAAGTATATATTTAATAATTCGTAGTATAAGTCCACTAATACAGTCGAGTATATAAGTCTGGTTAGTACGCCAAAATTCTTCGCATAAAATATAGATAGGGCCGATTGCCATTGTCTATTAATTATCCTAGCTTAACTTTAGAATTGCCTAAGCGGAATACCGCATCAAGAAAGTATGGTAAGCTTCACTATAACTAATTAATTTGCTGGCGACTACGTCAGCATATTCTTGTTTATGGGGTTGCCTTGATCTTCTTAATTTCAGGAGCCCACTTCTAATACCATTTACAAAATCGCCATAAAAACGTGAACCATGCATTGCTGCTTCAATCAGTGCTTCAGTCATAACATTGGCGTGATCTTTCACTGCTTCTAGAGGTAGATTGGTCCAATTAAATCGCTGATAAATTGATTCTTTTTCTATTGGTGCTAGAATAATATTGGGTGAGCCACCATCACGAACCCATCTCCGTTTCAAGAACGTTAATTCATTAATTCGGAGAAGAGCCCCTTCCGTTGACTTAGATGCAGTTGTATATACTTGTCCTAACTCGTCGTTCATAATACGCGCAACAGATTCAAAATTATATGCTCCGGGTTTATAGGTCTGGGCTACATCATCGCCAAATGCGATAAATGCTACATCTGAACTAAATCGAGCTAGCGAGGTGTTCCCAGTAATTCGAGAGTAACAATACCAATGATACATTAAGTTGACGATGCAATTCGTAACTGTCGTCATGGGGGATCCTGAGGGGTTTCCATGAGTATCCATATAAACTGTTGTTTTGGACAAACTAATACTTCGGACAATCTCTTCTAATAAAATTTCCATAATCGTTTCTTGCTCCAATGTTACTGGTGTTCCATTCTCGGCTTGAACTGCACGAATTGTACCAATGATTATTCTATTAGAAGCGTCTAGAAAGTCTGCTCGTAAATTACCGTCATACCTAGAAAAATCTGCATCATGACCACAATCTGAAACCCTTGCCAAGTGATTTCTTAATTTGGCCCATTGAGTGCTTTGAACATTAACTCCTACTGCATGGAAGAAATTTTCTCGTTGGGTCGTATAATGAG